CTGGATGATCCCCGCTACAGCATGGAGTCTATCCTTAGGCAATATTGTCCTTCGGGCCGAATCATAGGCATCCCGCCCCACAAACTTGGTCCGATTTACGCTGTACGGCAAGTGGAGAACTTAATTGATCTAGACCGCCCCGTTGTCGTAAATTACTGTGACTTTACTTGTTATTGGGACTGGAATCATTTCAAACAATTCGTTACCAAAACTGCATGTCACGGAGCGATACCCGCATATAAAGGTTTCCATCCACACACGCTTGGCAGCACGAATTACGCCTACATGCGTGAAATGAGTGGCTGGGTTCAAGATATTCAGGAAAAACAACCATATACCAGTGACCGCATGGAGGAGTACGCCTCCAGTGGAACATATTACTTTGCTACAGCGCAAATCATGAACGAAGCTTTTCGTGTTGCGATGGAGCAGGATCTCAATGTGGGTGGCGAATACTACGTCAGCCTCGCATATAAGCCGCTTCTTGCCAATGACCAGCCTGTGGCCGTTTACCCACTCCAACATTTTATGCAATGGGGTACGCCGGAAGACGTTGCTGAATACAACACCTGGTCCGATGCCTTTAGACAGTTGGTCTCTCCGGTAAAAGAAGAGAACCAGCCCCACGGCTCACTGATTGTTCCGATGGCAGGCATGGGTCAGCGTTTTGCCAACGAGGGGTACGCGTTATCCAAGCCGTTGATTCCGGTTTCTGGTATGCCCATGGTTGCGCAAGCAACACATGACCTGCCTCCTGGCGAGCAGTATGTTTTTGTGCTGAGAGCCGATATGCCAGGGTACGACGACGTTTCGAACGAGCTTAATCGACTCTATCCAATGTCGATCATCAAAACGATTGATCGTGTTACTGAGGGCCAGGCTTGTACGGCATTGATTGGCCTGGATGCATTAGAAAATGAGTTGGGTAACGTCCCAGGGCCTATCACCATTGGGGCTTGTGACAATGGTGCGTTATATGACTCTAGCGTTTTCAACGGGTTGGTCGATAACCCGGATGTGGACCTCATCGTCTGGGGTGTTCGTGGCTACCCCAATGCGGTACGTCACCCGAAAATGTTCGGCTGGATCGATGCGAAGGAAGGGAAAATCCGTTCAATTTCCGTCAAAACACCACTCGACAACACCGCCTCTGATCCTATTGTTTTAGGGACGTTTACATTCCGCCGCGCCGCAGACTTCCGTCGGGCTGTAGAGCATCTGATTGCTCGTGACGGACGGATTAACGGCGAGTTTTACATTGACTCATGCATCAACGATGCGATTGAACTTGGAATGCAGTGTCACCTGTTTGAGGTCGATAGCTATCTGTGCTGGGGAACCCCGAATGACCTGCGCACTTTTGAATACTGGCAGTCATGCTTCCACAAATGGCCTGGTCATCCCTATCGACTGGAACTGGATAGACGCGTTCCGAAAGATAAGCTAAAAGATATTGAGAAAAGATACCAAACCACATTGCCACATCCGCCTGGCACGCAAGCATGATCAAGCGCGAACTTGGCATTTTTTTGATCGTTGGCTCATTGACCGTTTTGGTTGATTTTGGTGCATACCGGAGTTTGGTCTGGCTTGGGGTAGCAAGTGTCGATATGGCAAAGGCCGTAGGTTTCCTTGTCGGGACGCTATTTGCCTACTTTGCCAACCGTTTCTGGACTTTTGGCCACAAGTCACATGCACCAGGCAGTTTGTGGCGATTTACTGCCTTGTATGGGACCACGCTGGGAGCCAACGTATTGGTCAATTCATTGGCGTTGAAATTTTTCGCCGATACGTTTGCAGCCGTTCACCTCGCTTTTTTTCTGGCAACGGGGATTTCGGCCGCTCTTAATTTCTTAGGCATGAAGCTATTTGTGTTCAAGTCGCGTGCACCTTCAGGACTCACATGAAATTCTCACTGATTATTCCTTGCTACAACGAAGCGGACAATCTGCCTTTGCTGCTAGAGCGATGCAAAGCGCTTGCCGCAAAATCAGAAGTCGAAGTCATACTGGTAGACAATGGTTCGACAGATAGCACGCCCCAGGTACTCTTGAATCTGCTGCCGAGGTATCCAGGTTGTCGGACCGTACGTGTTGAAAAGAACCAAGGTTACGGTTTTGGGATTCTGTCAGGTCTCAGGGCCGCGAAAGGTGAAATCCTTGGCTGGACACATGCAGACATGCAGACTGATCCACAAGATGCACTAAGCGGCCTTGCGCTATTTGAAAAACATGGTGCGAACATCTTCGTGAAGGGCCGTCGCTATGGTCGCCCATTTGCTGATGTCGTATTTACCGTCGGTATGAGTCTGTTTGAAACGCTTCTTTTGGCCAGGCCGATGTGGGACATCAATGCTCAGCCGACCATGTTCCCTCGCAAGTTCTTCGAGTCGTGGAGTTTCCCACCCGACGATTTTTCGCTCGACCTGTACGCCTACTATCTGGCTCAAACCCAAAGGCTCAAGGTTCACCGCTTTCCTGTCAAGTTTGGTGAGCGAGCGCATGGCGTGTCGCACTGGAACGTTAACTGGGCGGCGAAGTGGAAGTTCATCCGCAGGACCATAGACTTCAGCCTGCAATTAAAAAAGAAAATCTCGACATGAAACTCATTTCGCATCGCCGCAACACCATCGCCGAACTTCGGGCAACCGACCACAAATATGGCGTCGAAGTAGACATTCGAAGCGAGGGGCAGAAGTTGATCATGCATCATGATCCTTTCGTTGTTGGCGAGTCTTTTGATGAGTGGGTTGAAGCCTATCAGCATGGAACATTGATTCTCAATGTTAAAGAAGAAGGTCTCGAACCCCGTCTGATTGCTCTCATGGCCTCGAAAGGCATTGACGATTATTTTTTCCTGGACCAATCATTCCCGTTTCTGGTGAAGTGGTCAAAAGCCGGAGAGCATCGTTGTGCCGTTCGGGTGTCGGAGTTTGAGTCAATTGAGACGGCACTGACCTTGGCCGGCAAAGTGGATTGGGTTTGGGTGGACTGTTTCAGCCAATTCCCTCTGAGTGAAGACGATGCCCTGCGCCTCAAGAACGCCGGATTCAAGCTCTGCCTGGTTTCTCCAGAATTGCAGGGGCGGGATGCTGAAACTGAAATCCCTGCTCTGGCATCACTGCTGAGAGAGTGGAATATTGAGTCGGATGCTGTTTGCACGAAACGCCCAGACCTTTGGGAAAAAATGGTATTTTCACAATGAAGAAAGTGTGCCTTCATCCGATGTTTTTCTTCGGTCTCGCAATTCGTTTAACCCTGATCTTCAGGCTGGCTCCTGTTGCCGTATCCGATTGGTATGCCCCGTTTTTGGATGCCAGCATTTCTTCGATAACACTTGACCCTTGGTCGGCATGGATAACTGGAGGAGGGGCGTCCGTAGCGTTTCCTTATGGCTATGCGATGTGGTTGGCTTTCTTGCCGATGACATTTGCTGCCAAGCTAATCGGCGCTCCTCTGCAGTATGGGTATGAGCTGATGTTGTTGGTAGCTGATTTTTGCTTGCTGATCACACTTCATTACCTTTTGCCTGGGCGCCAACGTCTGCTTCTGGCTGTCTACTGGTTATCTCCCATTGTCATTCTCGCCACTTACGCACTAGGGCTCAACGACCTGGTTCCCGCTTTGCTCTTGACATTGTCAATATTTTTCATTCGTCGAGTTGAGCTAAAACTAGCCGGAATTTTGTGTGCAGCAGCGATTTCAGCCAAATTGAGCATGGTCGTTGCGTTGCCATTTTTTGTAATCTATCTATACAACAACAAAGCTTTACGGCAGCGTATTGCCCAATTTCTGTTTGGTTTTTTTGCATGTGCACTGATTCTTGGCGTGCCTTTTCTTTTCTCTTACGCCGGTCTTCAAATGCTGTTCGGCAATCCGGAGATGGGAAAGATTTATCAAGTAGCTCTCAGCTTGGACGGAAATGTTTCCGTCTACATAGTTCCATTGGTCTACATGATCATGCTTTACCTGGCGTGGCGAGTCCGACGTTTGAACTTTGATTTATTTCAAGCAACAACGGGAATGGCCTTCTTGTTGATCGTTTTGATGATGCCGGCCTCACCCGGTTGGTTTGTTTGGAGCATTCCTTTTCTTGTGCTCTATCAGGCAATGAGCGGGCGAATCGCCATCTTACTGATTGGGGCGTTTTCAGCTCTTTATGTGCTGGGCACCCTACTTGTCACGCCGCTCCAATTTACAAATAACCGTGGCTTTGACTTGGGCAGTGCGCTCCATATATCGGCACAGCTCGGCAGTCATGTCGCCTCACTCCTGCACACCGCCATGGTGGCCATCGGCGTTGTGCTGGCCATCCGAATCTGGCGCGAGGCAATCAGTCGCAATGATTTTTTCAGGCTGAGTCGCAAGCCTTTTGTCATCGGCATAGCAGGTGATTCTGGCGCGGGTAAAGACACCTTTGCCGATTCCATCACAGCACTTATTGGCGGACATTCGGTCGTCAAGCTCTCCGGCGACGATTACCATTTATGGGACAGACAGAAGCCTATGTGGCAGGTGATGACTCATCTGAATCCCATGGCCAACGATTTGGAAGGGTTTTGTCGCGATCTGGTTTCTTTGACTGACGGCAAGAGCATTCAATCCAAGCACTACGACCATACAACGGGGAAGATGAGCAAGCCGTCCCGAATCGCCAGTAACGACTTCATCATCGCCAGTGGTTTGCATGCGCTTTATCTTCCGATACTCAGAGATTGCTACAACCTAAAAATTTACCTCGATATTGATGAGGGGTTGCGTCGGCACTTTAAGCTCAAGCGAGACGTACACCAGCGAGGCCACACGCTGGAGCGCGTGTTAAGTTCATTCGAAAAAAGGGAACCTGATTCTGAACGCTTCATCCGACCTCAATCGACCTATGGTGATCTGACTCTTGCCTTGCACCCGATTCATCCCCGAATGCTCGAAAGCCTGGATAACAAACACCTCCTTCGCCTAAAGCTGCTAGTCAAAACACGACATGGGTTCAACGAACTCTCACTGAACCGTGTTTTGGTTGGCGTCTGCGGACTGCATGTTGACATCGTCGTAAGCGATGACGGTGGCGAAGTGCAGATGACTATCGAAGGCGAGACATCGGCAGCAGACGTTGCGATGGCGGCAGAGATGCTGTGCCCGCATGTTCTGGAGTTCTTAGACATTCCGCCCAAGTGGCAAGATGGCATGGCGGGCTTGATGCAGTTAATCACCCTGTCTCATATCAGCCAAGCATTGACAAAGAGATTCATATAGTGAAAATTAATAATCAAGAGCGATTCGCTCGCCTGCCAGACGCTTTGTTATTCGACACAGACAACACACTGTATCCGTATGATCCTGCGCACGCTGCTGCCCAGAAAGCGGTTAGAGATAAAGTTGTTAGTACGTTTTCAATCTCGCCCGAAGATTTTGACAGCGCATTCAAAGAGGCTAGAAACCAGGTCAAAACTCGGCTCAAGCATACTGCGTCCTCCCATAGCCGCTTGCTCTACCTTCAGCGCATGCTTGAGATTATGGGTTTGGGTTCGCAAGTGTTACTGGCCCTGGATTTTGAACAAACCTACTGGCGAACTTTTTTAAGCAACGCCATTTTGTTTGATGAAGTAAAGGAGTTGCTGGACGATATCCGTTTACTCGGCATCCCAACAGCAATCGTCACCGACCTAACCGCACAGATTCAATTTAGAAAGGTTGTCTACTTCGGGCTGGACAACTACTTTGACTACATCGTCACCAGTGAAGAGGCTGGTTTCGATAAGCCGCATGAAGCCCCCTTCCAGATTGCGCTGGAGAAAATGCGTCCGAAAGGTGACTGTATCTGGATGATTGGCGACAACCCCGTGAATGACATTCGAGGGGCTCGAGAAAATATCAATGCCGTGACACTTCAAAAAACACATGCTGGTGTCCAGCTTGACACGGACGCTAACAGACCAGATGCATCGTTCAACGAGTTTTCCCAATTGAGGAAATTGATCGCAAAGTTGGCTGAACAATTATGAGTACGCCAATTAAAACAACGGCTGAGCAGATTAAAGCATATTGCGCCCGAATTGGCACAGATCCCTTGCTAGTTCAGGGGGCGGGAGGAAATGTTTCATGGAAAGATGGAAACGTACTCTGGGTAAAGGCCTCGGGCACGTGGCTTGCTGACGCAGAAGAAAAAGATATCTTTGTACCCATTGACTTGCCTCATTTGCTCAATGCACTTGGCGGTGGAAACTTTTCGGTAGATCCAAGACTACACGGAGAGTCCTTATTCCGACCGTCTATCGAAACTCTGCTGCATGCTTTGATGCCACAACGTGTGGTGGTGCATCTGCATGCAATTGAAGTGTTGGCACACTTGGTTCATGACAATTTTCAGGCCGATTTTGAATCTTTGCTCGATGAATCTACGCCTTGGGCTGTAGTTGAGTACTACAAACCTGGGGCCGCCCTTGCCGCAGAGATCAGCGCTGCCCTGATTCAAAAGCCAACGACCAAGGTAATTTTTCTTAAAAATCATGGAGTCGTGATCGGTGGTTCAGATGTCGCAGAGGTGGACCAAATTATTGGTAAATTAACGCTGGCGTTAAGCACCAGACCCGCTGACATTCTCCCTCCATCACACTTGATGTTTGTGCCTCCGGCACACCTGATTGACCAATATGCCCCAGTAGCTGATTTGGACATACATCAATTAGCATTAAATCCCGACCTTTTTAACCGACTGAGTTCTGAGTGGGCGCTATATCCTGACCACGTAGTATTTTTAGGTCCTAAGGCTTATGCATATCAAAAATGGGAAGCTTTGAATGGTCAAAAAATGTTTTTGAACGAGCTACCTGAACTTGTTTTTATAAGTGGTAAAGGGGTATATGCAAAGCCATCTTTTAACAAGGCGAAGCAAGTACAGTTGCGCTGCTACTTCGATGTAATAGTAAGACAAAAACCTCACTCTCCAATGAGAGTTCTTACAAATATTCAGATCGCCGAGTTACTAAACTGGGATGCTGAACAGTACCGAATGAATCTTGCTAAATAATGTTGAAAAATAATAGTGATTGGTTTTTATGATAAAAAAAATAATAGCTTATACAAAAAAAGTCCGCAATCGATTGTTTGAGATCAGCATTTCGACTCGCAATGTGCCAATGCAGAGCGACCTTCGTCCAGTTATTTTGTTTTTGTTGACAGTATTTTTCTATATTTGTTATCAGCTGGCCATGCAGCCAGGCTGGGTGCTAGGCGGAGAGATGTGGGCCGAAATGGCCACTAACTATTTTCCTAATGCAAATTCGCCATCGTATCTGGTGAAATTTTTTTCCACGGATGCTGGATATATTCCTGCTCCTCCGCGATTAATTGCCTTTGTTGGAAATCAACTTAATCTACCGGCAGCATCAATTCCATACTTTTATACATGGTCCGCAATTCTCTGTACGGGATTGATGATAGGTACTTTTTGCTTGACACAATTCCGTAGCTTGGTAAAAAGTGACTCATTACGTTTCTTAACGGCCATTTCCATTTTGATGGTTGCCGATTTTGAAACCAGAACATTTATTAATTTCACATATTTTTCAGCATTTTTTGTGGCGATCGTCACTGCTCTTGCCTTGGTCGACGACTCAGAAGAGATTCCTTGGTGGGCTTGGTTTGTCCCGATTTTGATGGTTTCCAAACCGGCGGTTCTTGCTGCGCTCCCTGCAATGATTTTGACAGCGACGGTTAGTAAATCAAGGTTTCGCTGGATAACGATTGTAGCGGTAGCGCTGTGCATAGGACAATTTTTGCAAATGGTCATTAGCGCAAAAACTGGGGTGATGCCAATACGGGTCAACGAAATCACTTTCGTTTCAAAAATAATTGCTACATTTAAGTATTTTTTTGGACTTTTGGGTAGCTACGTTATTGGCGAGACGTTTCAGCTTATTGGCGAGACATTTCAACTTATTGGCCGGACGTTTCAGCTTACTGACCAAGCGCTTCGGCTTACTAAATACCTTTTTATGCTGGCCGGGCTATTTATTTTTGCTGTAAGTGGATTTGTAATTTTTTACAAAAAAAGCAAGGCTGGTGCCTTAATTGTCATCGGGATTTCACTTCTGTTTTTTAATGTTCTCTTGAACGCTTTTGCTTTGAGCGACATCTGGAACCGGGACATGATGAGACTTGATGGTATTAACATTTATAGGCACATCATTGTGGGTTTTTTTGGATGCATTTTGGTTGTATCCGGATTATTTTCTGCGCTAACAGATCAAAATATTTCTGAATCTAGTGGGCACTTCAGAAAAAACCTTGGCGCTTTACTATTTTTTGTTTGGTTTATAGGTGCCGGTTGGTTGTCATACGCAGGAAAAATAAGCAGAGAATTTAGCTCTTCAACAATTAATAATTCTCAATGGCAGAGTATGGCCGCTGCCATTGACTCCGGCGTTGCATCACTATGTGTTCCTGTCGATCCATGGTTTAAAGGAAAAAGTTGGATGTACCAAAGAAACTGTGACGTACTTAAACCGGCACCAACTTGGGATGATGGATCGATTTTAATCAATAACCCATTATTTTTTGATCTAACTCCACCTTCCGCTATATCTGACAAAACGCTTTTATCTGCAGCGGTCTTGGTTAAACCTCTTTCAGTCAAAAAGGTGTTCGTCGAAGCTCAGATGATTATTAAACTTGTTGATGGCAGTATTAAGAGTTATTCGGGTGCACGAGATATCAATTCTTCCGGGGGGTTGTTGTTGTTAACGGGAAAAGATAGCATAGCTATAAAAAATATTTCTTCCGTGAGACTGATATTTAACTTGCCTGTTGAGATTGCTTTAGCCTCTAATGATCCTGCGGGCGCTCCAGGCATCGCCTGGATGGGTAATTAGCAGGTTCGTTTGATACTAATGGTGTACCGATGCCCAACTTTCGTGTACGCATCTGCCACAGTCGCAAGGATTCAAAATGCGTCATTTTGCATCGGACCGTTGCGCCCCATTTCCCCTTGAACCCCGCTCAACTTGGGGGCTAGGCGTTTTTGCGATCTGCGTTAAAAGCGGTACATTTAACTCGACGGGCAGGCGTGGGGGGACTGCGATTGAAAGGTCACAGTCGCCGGCTTTTTTCATAACAAGGAAACAATGCCAGGGCGTAAAAAAAGCCGCGTAAAGCGGCTTGAGACGATGCAGGCGCTGCCGTAACAACATGGCAGCGGGGCAGCTATGTCGTCAGCGTCCGGTGCGCCTGAGCGCTTCCTGTTCCTTTTCGTAGTCATCCCGGCAATCCGTATTGCAGAACAACGCTCCATAGGCGACATGCTCATCGCAATAATGGCAATGCCCGTCCGCCTCAAGCTGTGGCGTTCGACTTGCATGCGCCCTGCCGACTTTGATGTCGTGGGCAATGCGCCAGTCGGCGCGGTCGGCTACGTCGCTCATGCTGCTTTCCCTTCCATGTTCCCTAATGTGTATTCATCAAATTTCACGACCTCTTCTCCCATCCATTCATTGATCATTAAAAATTGCGATTGCAGCGGCACCAGTTCATTACGGGCAAACACGCGGGCCGCCGGCTCGACCGCGCCGAAGCCGCCGGCATTGCTCGGCATGATCCCCATCAATTGCGGCGGCACCCGGTGCGCGGCCAGCAGGTCGTCCCTGGTCACGCCTTTGATGTTGAAAAATTCATCTTTGGCAGCGACCTCAGACACCGGCAGAATCTGGATGCCATCCTTCTTACCCCCTGGGGCATACATGAAGACATTCCGGAAATTGCCCGGTCCCTTGCTATCCCGCAGTGCTGTGCGCAGGTTGTCCACGTCCTTGATGTTCTGGGCGGCGTCGGTCATATAGAGGATGAAACCGGCGTGCGAGCCATTCTTGTAGTACTTGCGACGGAACAGCGTGGCCGACTCATTGAGCCAGGCAGATTGCAAGGCGGACAGGTATTGCGGCAGGCCGTACACCTCCTGGTTCACGTCCGGGTCCATCAGGTGAAATACCGCGCCCTTGGCAAACTCATGCTCTTGCTGCCAGCCCGACACAAAAAAATAGGTATCGAGATCCTTTCCGCGTCGCATGTACTTGGCTAAGGCATGCGCCAGTTGCAATGTCTTGCCGGTCCGACTGGCGCGCTTTTCCAGATAGGCGTTGCCGAAGGTCAGAAAGTCCAGCGCGAACCGCTTAAAGGCATCTCGCGACAGGTATTTGTTGGGCGCAAAGGTCGAGCTCAGGATGTTGGCCTTGAAGTGGATCGCACTGCTGTGGTGGACGCTGGCGTTAAACGACTTTGCCAGCCCTTGCCAACTGACCGGTGGTTCGTACCACTTGCCATTGAGCCAGCACTCCAAGCTTTCCATAATGTCGGCGTGATCCAGGACCGGTGTCGGGTCGCCAAACGAAAACGCCTCCATGGACGGCGCCGGCGGCGCTACCTGGTCGGGCGGCGCTGTCGCCGCTTGCCGGGTTCGTTTGAATCGTTGTTTCTTCATGATGTAAAAATCTCCATAAATGAGGTGGTGGCGTCCGATACCCCTTCTATCGGTTCGTGATCGAGCGCATGCATGCAGGCCCAGGCCAAGTCGGCGTGACCGGTCTCGGCGGTACGGCCAGCGTCGAAAGTGACTTGCCGGCCGCTGGCGGTGATGGTCTTGCGGATTGCCATAAAAGCCGCCGACAGATCCGTGGCGCCGGCGTCGAATTCGAGACGGCCCTTGCTGATGACGTCCTTCGCTTTCAAGACCATGCGGGTTTTGACTTCGGGCGAATAGTTGATCGCGGTGGCGCCAGGGAAAAACTGCCTGACAATCGGAAACACGCCAATGCCCATACCGGTGGTGTCGATGCCGATGTATTCGACGTGGTAGCGCAAGGTCATTTGCCGGATGGCTTCCGCCTGGGCCGCAAAGTCCATCCCGCGCCATTGGTGGCGCTCCAGCACGCGGAACTTGCCACCGGCGACCAGTGGCGGCGCCAGGACCACACAGCCGGCGCTGTCGCCGGACAATGACGGGTCGTAGCCGATCCAGACCGGCCGATAACCAAACGGGCGCGCCGCAAACGGTTTCACATCCTCCCAGGCGTCCCAGGCATCCACCATGCAGCGCTGTAATTCGGCCTGCGGAAATATCGACTTGGTGTCGTCGATAAAATTACACATCAACAGGTTGTCGAACTGGTCGGGGCTGTATTCGTAGTCGCGCAGTTGATCCAGGTCGAACAGATTGCAGCCGCCGGCCTCGGCATCCAAGATCGTGACGATCTGCCGCCAGATCTTGTCCTCCCCCGTAAAGCCGCTCGACAGCCGCAAATGCGAGATATCGATTTTTGCCTTTTGCGCCTTCTGGAGTCGGTCGCTGAAGTCCTTTCCGGTCCAGAACGGGTATGCCTGGTGATTGACCGACGACGGCGTCGAGAAATAGGTCTTGCGCCATTTCTTCTGGATCGCCATACCGGACGCCACTTTGTTCAGCTCAGTGAAATTGTGGGTCCAGAAAAATTCGTCAAAGTAGAAATTGCCGTGATAGCCCTGGGCGGTCCTGGCGCTGGTCCCCAGGAAATACAGGTGGGCGCCATTCGGCAGCACAATCGGGTCGCCCGCCAATTCCACGCCCGCCGCTTCCTTGGCGAATTGCACGATGTATTGTTTGAACACATGCGCTTGCGCCTTCGACGCCGACAGGAAGATCTGATTGCGGCCAGTCGCCAGGGCGTCAGCCAGTGCCTCTCGTGCGAAGTACCAAGTCGCGCCAATCTGGCGCGACTTCAGAATGATGCGGGTGCGCTCATGCCCGTTGCGATACCAGACCTTCTGGTAGTCGAACAGCGAATCGCGGAAGGCATCCAGTAGCTGACTTTGCTGCTCTTCGCTGAATTCGTTGCGGGTCGGTTTCTTCTTCGGGCCGGCGTTACGGTTGTCCAGATTCGGATTGAGATCCGCCTCATTGCCCCCGCCGTCATAGCGACGCTTACGCGACATCTGCACCAGGGAGCGCGTGAGTAGGTCGATTTCCTTGAAGTCGCTACCGGTCTTGATGTCCTTGCCGACCAGCTGGACCATGCGCGCCTCAATTGTTCCTTCCACGCGGTCGATGGCAGTCGACAAATGCCACTGGTCGCGCTGCTTCCAGCTGGCAATCGTGCTGCGTTTGATTTTTAGATGTTTGGCGATGGACGAGATGCGCCAGCCCTGCCAGTACAAGGCGCGGGCGGCATCGCGTAATGCGGCAGGATCATCGACAACACTTGCCGCCTTGGCCGGCGCGGCCGGCTTGCGTTGACTGCCTGGCGTGCGAGGGGCCGGACGTGGCGATGGTGGAGTGAGAACGGTTTTTGACATGCCGCAAGCGTAGAGGGCAACGCTGGTAAAAGCCCTTGGCAAGAAGTCAGTAAATTGGTTATCAACCCGCTGCCGATTGTTTCCACGCGCAGCACCGCCCACCATGACGGTATTCGAACTTCCCCAATACCGACACCATGGCAAAGCCGACATCTACCGCTCCGACAAAATCGAAATTCTTCCGCGTCGCCGTCGAAGGCGCCACCACTGATGGCCGTGTCATCGACCGCGCCTTCATTGCGCAAATGGCCGCTAACTTCGATCCGCAGGTATATGGCGCTCGCATCTGGATGGAACATCTGCGCAGCACCTGGTCCGCTGGTGAATTTAAAGCCTATGGCGACGTAACCGCAGTCAAAGCCGAGGAGGTCGAGCTGGGCGGCGCCAAGAAGTTGGCGTTGTTTGCGCAGATCTCGCCCACGCCGGAACTGGTGGCCATGAACAAGGCGCGCCAAAAGATCTATACCAGCATTGAAATCAATCCGAAGTTTGCCGACACCGGCGAAGCCTACCTGGTCGGCCTGGCTGTCACCGACAGCCCCGCCAGCCTCGGCACCGAGGTTTTATCGTTCGCCGCCCAACACCCTGAATCCAATCCGTTTGCAGCTCGCAAGCAATCCCCCGACAACCTGTTTACGGCGGCTGAGGAAACAGCGCTGGAATTCGAGGAAATTGTCCAACCTGAACAAGAAGGAATCACATTGTCCGACACCCTCAAAAACCTGTTGAAACGTTTCTCCAATAAGGCTACCGGCGACGATGCGCGCTTCGGCGAACTGGTCGACGCAGTCGAAACCCTGGCAACCCATGCAAATCTGAGCGCCGACGAATTCGCCGAAGAAAAGAAGCGTGTCGACACGCTGGAAGCGGCCTTGCAAAAGACGAATGAGGATTTCGCGGCATTCCGCCTGCAGGTCGAAACGACCGATGCGAACCACTCGCACCGGCCTGCCGCGACTGGCGGCGATGGCCTGGCGGAAACCGATTTTTAATCCGCGCCACCCATCCTGCCCCAACACGATTACCGCCCCATACAAACAGGAGTCACCCGCATGAAAAAAATCACCCGCGTCGCCTTTGACAAATACACGACCCGCCTGGCGCAACTGAACGATACCGGCAACGTCGCCAGCATGTTCAGCGTGGCGCCGAGCGTGCAGCAAAAGCTGGAAACCAAAATTCAGGAATCCAGCGAGTTCCTGAGCAAGATCAACATTTACGGCGTCGCCGAACAAGAAGGCGAAAAGATCGGCCTGGGCATTTCCGGTCCGATTGCAGGCCGCACCAATACCGACAAGGCCGACCGCAAGACCCGAGATCTCACCGCTCTGGACAACCGTGGCTATCGCTGCGAAAAGACGAACTTCGATACGCATATCAAGTATCAGACGTTGGATGCCTGGGCCAAGTTTGCCGATTTCCAGCAACGCATCGCTAACGCCATCCTTGCGCGCCAGGCGCTGGATCGTATGATGATCGGCTTTAATGGCCGTAGCGTTGCCGCAGACACCGACATCGAAAAAAACCCGCTATTGGAAGACGTCAACAAGGGCTGGTTGCAGCACTACCGCGAACAGGCGCCGGAACGCGTCATGCATGAGGGTAAAAGGATTCCGGCAAGGTGATGGTCGGCGCCGGCGGCGACTATGAGAATCTAGACGCAGTCGTGTTCGACACTATTAACCTGCTCGATCCCTGGTACCAGAAAGATGCCGGTTTAGTCGTAATCGTCAGTCGCAACCTGTTGCACGACAAGTATTTCCCATTGGTGAACACCAAGCAGGCGCCGACCGAGACGCTGGCCACCGACATCGTCATCAGCCAGAAACGCATCGGCGGCCTGCAAGCCATTGCCGTGCCGTTCTTCCCAGACAACACGATCCTGATTACCCGCCTGGATAATCTGTCGATCTACTTGCAAGAGTCGGCTCGCCGGCGCCGGGTGGTCGATGAAGCCAAGCGTGACCGTATCGAAAACTACGAATCGTCCAACGACGCGTATGTGATCGAGGATCTGGGTCTCGGCGCCCTGATCGAAAATATTGCGCTGGCAGCCTGAGATGGCGGATCTTTCTCCCGCCCAGCGTCATAAGGCACGCGTCTTAGCCGAACGCGCAGCCGCCGACGCCGCCCCTGGCGGTATGACCGGCGGCAGCGCCTACGAGATGATGCTCTACAAGTTGGCAAACGACCGCCGCAGCTTGAGCGGTATCCAGTCCATGGAACGCAAGATCGAGGTCAAGGCCACATTGCTGCCCGAGTACCAGGACTGGATCGACGGTGTGCTGTCCAAGGGCCAAGGCGGACAGGACGATGTGTTTACGGCGCTCCTGGTGTGGCATATCGACTGCGGCGACTATGCGCGGGCGGTCGAGATGGCGCGCTATGCCATCACCCACAAGCTGACCTTGCCGGACCAGTTCAATCGCGATATTCCGACGATGTTGCTGGATGAGTTTTCTGCCGCATTCCTGAAGGGCAAGCTGGCCGGCGACCCGGTCGGCGCCGTCGAGATCCTGACCCAGGTGCAGCACATGACCGAACACTGCGACGCGCCGGACCAGGCACGCGCCAAGCTGTTGAAGGCAATCGCCTACGCCATGCTGGCCGTTCTCGAGCTGGCCGGTGATGAACTGTTGAAAGCGTCCCAGTTACCGCAGGCGGAAGCGGCCCATCAACTGATGGAGCGCGCCGTCCAGTTATTTCCTGGCGTCGGCGTTAAACCGACGATGGAACGGCTGCGCACACGCATAGTAAAAGCCGTCCCCGGCTAAACGAGCACCCCCTGGCGCACGGCGGCGCGGGTCGATGAGGGAGTCATTGCGATTTCTTTCTGACGCCCGCCCACCGCCGATTTATTTACGGATGATTTACTCATGAGCTTTATTGCTATCGCGCCACCTTCTGCCGGCGCCGGCAATTCCTTGCCGGAAGTCGGTAGCGTCGAAAACGACGGCTTTTATCCCGATATCGTGCTGCAGGACATGCGCGACAACATGCGCCTGGACGGCACCGTCACCAGTCCGCGACTGATCCAGGCGATTGTTGCCGCCGCCCTGCATGTCAATGCGGAGCTGCGCGACTGGAAACTGGTGCAAATTGCCGCCGGCTTTGCCAGCCTGGCCGCCGTGCCTGCGGATCGGGTCAATCGGGAAAGCATCCTCAATGCTCACTATCGTCGCGCCGTCTACTGCTGGGCCAAGGCGGATCTGATTGAACATTACCGCGACTACGACAGCACAGCCTCGTCCATGTCCGATAAGAAGATGATGGAAGCGTTGGATAACGCCCCCGCCGAGCAGCGCCGTAATGCCCATTGGGCCATCGCCGACATCATTGGCCGGCCTCACGTCACGGTGGAATTGATCTGATGCAGGTACGCGCCCAACAGCATGACTCGCTGGACCTGCTGTGCTGGCGTCACCTAGGTGCGACCTCCAACGTGGTCGAGGCGGCGCTTGAATTGAATCCCGGCTTAGCCGATCTGGGGCCGATCCTGCCGCACGGCCTCCTGGTTAACCTGCCCGAACCTACCGCAACCCCTACTAAAACCGCCCAGGTCGTGAACCTGTGGGACTAATCGGAGAATCACCTATGGCAGAACCCAGTACCACCACCCTGGTCGTCACCAGCGCTGCCGGCATCGGGCTGTCGACGCTGTTCCCTGGTATCGATGGCAACGCGCTGATCGGCGCCTTTGCCGGCGCCACGCTGGTAGCGATCTCCAGCAAGAATCTGCCGGTATTGCAACGCTTGGCATATATGGTCATTTCCCTGGCCATCGGCTAC